GCATAGGTAAGCTGTTAGTAGTAGCAATCGTAGAAGCATCTACTGCATTTTTGCTGCGACCTATAGAGGTCGAGCCAGCGGTACTAACTAATGAAACATTGTTTCCTAGTCCCGTCTGTGCAATAGAGCCATCACCTTGCATCCTGAAAACAAGATCAGGGTCGTCAACAACATATGCCATAATGTCAGATGCTGCTGTAGAAGCAGGGAATTGCTGGTTAAAAGTAAGCTGGTTAGAAGTTGGATCAGTGTAAGAACATCCTACAAAAATTCCAACGGTGCCTGCGACGACAGCCGTTGTAATTGCAGATTTCTCTACCGTTCCGGCAGCAACTAACTTAACAAAATCGCCATAAAAAATGGCTGTGCCGTAACCACTAGCAATGCTCATGTGCCTGACTTTTCCGGTGAAAGAGCCGCTCGCACTAAGAGTATCAGTAGGTTCAGCACCCATTGGGGTTGCGCTGGTAGCCATAAATGACCTCCTTTAATTATAGAAGCAACCCAGCAACAAAGGGTTAACTTCTACCAAAAGTTGTTCTCGTATTCCTTTCAGGTTTCATCATGGGCATACGAGGGTCGTTTTCACGCAAGTAATTATTATCAACAGATTCCATTTGAGTGCTTGCCACTTCTTGGTAGTGCCTAGTTCTTGCTTTCATTTTCTCCTCAGGAGCTTTACATAAAAGCAGGCCACCAAAATGTACATTACCTTCAAACCTTGAGCCTATATCAGACATGATCTGTAGCTCAGGATGGTCGTCAACTTTACAAGGTTGCCAGCCTTCCCTGAAGGATCTGGATACATTTGTATTATCTGACTGTCCAAGAATATCTGTTCTTATCCATCTAAATGTCCAACCAGGTTGGGGATTTGGGCTAGGCAAAATAGATGCCGGAACCCAATCATCAGATGGATGATAAGAATCATTTTCTCGCGTTTCACTTTCTCTAGGGGTGCGCTCTTCTGCCATTATTGACTCCTCATTTTATCATTTCAGCGTGTCTGGCATACTGTTCATTGGTTAACCCAAGCCGCTTAGCGAGTGCTACTTGAGTGGCGGTCATCCGTACTTTGCGCGGTTTAGCACCATTATTCCTTGCGGAAGGTGCTACCACCGTCGAAGGCTGATTGGTCGTCACGGTTGCGTCACCGCCATCTGTGTCGCCATTATCCGGCCAATCAAAATCTGGGTGTGTCTTTCTCATTCCTTGATCTATGTAATCAAAATATTCTTTTGTATTTACACCGATCCCAAGATCTACAGCTTCTTCATGAAAGCCATAGGCGGTTGCAGTCATTACTTTCTTATCTGGAGCCATGAACCAAGTATTCTGATCACCCCACTCTTTAGCTTCTGCGGTTAACTGAATCTGTGGTTCCTGTGCGGCAGCATTCTGAGCAGCTTGCAAAGCCACATCCTGTCTGTATTGCTGCGGCTGCTGTTGAAAGTTTTGCTGCGGAGGCTGTTGTTGAGCTAAATTATTTTCATATCTATTGATGTCATTTAACTCAGTCTGAGCCTTAAGCATTTGACTCTGAGTCTCGACAACAGCATCTGTGTCGCCTTCCTCATAAGCTTTCCTGTAATCATTCTTTGACTTATCCAGTGAAGCTTGCGCTCTTTGCTTTATCTGCTCAACCAAAGCCGTTTCGCCGCGAGATATTAAGGAATCCTGTTCTTGAACTCTACCTGACAATTGCTGAGCAATTTTAATTGCCTCGTCACGAGTTCTTTGAGCTTCCTCTTTTCTCCGGCGCTCTTCGTGGAAATCAAACCGTAAACCCTTTAGTCTTTTTTGGACGTTGCCATCATAATTATCAAGCTCTTCGTCACTTAACTCTTTGGGCTGATCCTTTCTTGGAGGTCTTCTGTCGCTTTTGGGTCTGTCATCAATGACTTCAAATTCATATTCTGAAGACTCAGGCTCTGATTCCACCTTTTGCTTTTTTTCAAAAGTTGTTTTAACACCAAAAAATTTATCTTCGGCGCTAGGAGAATCCCCAACCTCTTCGGTCTCTGCGATTAATTGATTTTCACTCATGCTTTTACAATCCCCCTAGGGTCTTCTACAACAGCTTCAACACTATCATCGTTGATAAACCGAAACTCTTGATTGTGAACCTTGAACCTTGTTCCAGAGTAAGATCTCATGATGATCCAATCTCCTTCCTTGCAGTAAGGCCCACTGGGGAATCGTTGAGGATCTTTATAGCAGTCAGGCCCTATCTTAAGAACCATTCCGATTATCGATCCTACCTCTTCATCCTGTAATGTTTTATTTGCCTTCAGGATGCCGCCTTCAAATTCCTTATCCGGCTCTGGCAATGCAATCAATATTTTATATCCTGTTGGATCTGGGAGTTGATTGGCAGTTCGAGCCTCGTCGGACTCGGTTTCTATTTGAGCAACTTTGCTCATACCTTCTCCTTGCATTGGGTAAACGCCCAAAGTCGTCGCACCAGAATAGCGTCTGGAGTCGCTGCACTAGGAAAACGCCTAGGTCGTTATTGGGCCTGCTCGTAGCGGGCCTTAGCATCCAGGATTTCACGATCAGCTTCGCGTAAGCCCTGTATGATTCCACAACATTTAGAGTAGTCTGCAAAGTCTTTGCATGAGCCTGCACTTAAGTGATCGGCTACACTCTCTATCTGCTCTTTAATATTTGATCTTAAATAATCAAATATGTCCAGTTCTTTTATTTGTCATCTCCCATCGTCTGTTTGGCTATTTCAATGCCAAGCTTAACGCCTTCAATCTGTTCTTCAGAGGCAATCTTTGCGGATTCTAACTCTTCTTTGCTATTGGTTTCAGCTATTTTTGCACCAATTTCCGCTGTTTTTATCTTTCTATCCTGCTCAAGTTTCTGCATATCTAGCTGTATTTTAGCCATATCAGCCTGAGCTTTTCTTTGAACGTCCTGTTCTTTGATCTTAAGCTCTTGCATCTGCATCTGAATAACAGGATCTTTTAACTGCTCCTCTGCCTGCTTCATTTGCTGTTCTTTCTGAGATTTGCCAGACAACTGCGCCGCCGCTGGGGCAACGAGTCTTGATATTCTAAACTCAATGTCCTCAGGGAGGCTTTCTTCTGGGGTCGGAAGCTCAACGCCAAGCTCTTTTTCTATCTCAAGCCTGTACTGGAACGCCAAATGCTCTTGAACGTGTGCGGCCATCTCTGCGATTGCCTTTTTTGCGTTAGGACTTTTGCCCATAATCTCCATAACTTGGGGATCTTGGCTTAATGCCATGTGAGTTTGTATGTGGGCCTCGTGATCTTGGTAGATAAACGCCTTAACTGGCTTACCATTGATGATATCCATGTTTTCGCTAACCGGATCGGTAGGCTTCATGTCTTTTTCGGTAGGCACTATCTGATCTGCGTCCTGAATGCCCAAAACATCCAGCATTTGACGGTGTAATAACGGCATATCGTACATTTCTGGGGCCTGTGCGGCCAACTGAAGGGCCGCTTGGTACTGCATAATGCGCTGAGACATGGTTCCAGCGTTAGGATCGCTAACTGGGATGATATCCACACGATCATCAAAGTCTTCAGAGACAATTGGGTCTTTATCTTCCAGATATGGGTACTGTTTTGGCCCAAAGTCCCTTACACAGTGGCTTAAAAGGCGTAATTCTATCCTCATAGAGGCGTGTAAACGGGCCTGAATGGCGCTCATTACCTTCATAGAGCGTTCTAGTATCGCCAAAGTCGTGCCAACTGGTGCTTCGGCGTTCATATCTGCCGCTTTTACGTCAGCAGCGGAAGCAAATCTGCGTCCTTCTTCTACGATATCGCCTAACAACTGGTATAAAACATTGCTTGGCTCTTTGTAGGGAAGAAAACTAATGTTATCCCTGATCGCACCACTGGGAACGTCCACATCTCTGAACTCCCCAGGCATAATCGGGGTGTCATCGCCCTTGATTCTTAACCCTCTGGCCTTTAACCCACCAGGTAAATTGGATAATGTGCCTGCGTCAACCAACTGACGAAGCAATGAGGTCGCTGATTTGGCCAGACCACCTATCATATGGATCAAACCAAACCCATAAAACCCTAATCCAGGGATATACTGGTAGTGAACGAAGTGTTCTCTCTTGGCTTTTAAGGAATCACCCTCGTACCAGTTGCGTCTAATGGATAAAATCTCACGAGAGCCTTGATCAATAGAGACTACATAAGGTAATTGAATGCCTGTAGGCTCGCCTTTGTCTGTATCCTCGAAGCCAACAAGATCCAAGTTAACGTGCATCTCAAGGATCGTGTGCCTTGAGTCGTACTCATAGCTGGTATTGTCGCCAGTCAGGGTATTGTATTTCTCTTCTACCCGATCAATATCAGGTGAAGCAGCCTGTATTTCTATGTCTTTGTAAAAACCCGACACCTGAAGCTTCCTAACGTCGTTAGGGCTGCGTTTCATAATGTGGGTGGATCTTTCACAGGTACTAAGATCAGAGGCCCCATAGCTCACTACAAAGTCCTCTGAAGGCACAAACATACTACAAGGTCTTTCCATGTTTGGATCGTAGTAGACTTTTCTAAAGGCGCTTCCTGCCAAAGGCAAAGAAAACAGCATCTTCTCTGTCTCTGATCGATATTCGGTCATCTGTTCTGTTAACAGATAATTCAGGTAGTCCTGAACCCTGTGTGCCTGTTTTTCCTTTTCATCGGTCATCTTGCCGACTATAGATGTCTTTACAGGGCCTCCCGCTGGGAATATCTCCTGTATTGCCTGAGACTGAAACTTGATTACCGACTCAGAAAGAAGGGGGTGAAATACGCCACAAGCGCCGTCCCAAGGGGTTGTCCTGTCTTCATGCTTTAAACCAAGCAAGTCAAGGCCATCTACATAGGATCTTTCCCAATCCGATCTACTTTCCTTGTCTGACTGAAATAACCCAATTAGCTCTGAGGCAATCGAATGTAGTTCGTTATCATCAATAACCTCTGCCAGATTCGCATCATGGGGAAGTCTCCCAAGCTCATAGAGCGTGGAAGCGTCTGGATCAAAGTCAAGGATTACCCCTCCGTCTTCGGTCTCAATAGATACCGACTCAGGGTTCTCGATCTCTATCTCCAAGGCATTTTCTTCCTGATTCAGGTAGCCTAGGGGATTTCCTGTTATTGATTTATCTACAGCCATTTAGCCATTCTTCCTAAAAGGTTGGGGTCTAGCTGCGCCACTACCTCTGGCAACTCCTCCACCAGCCATACCTTTAGATTTCATCCTGCCGCCAGCAGGAGATCCCTTAGTCATCATGGTTTTGCCACCTCTAAAATAACCTTTTGTAGAGGGTACAGATCCACCCCCAGCCATCTTACCTTTGCCATCAGCAGCAAAGAAAGGAACTTGCTTTCCATTCTTTTCAACCATCTTAAGCTTTCCACCAGCGGCCATGCCTTTTGTCTTGCCGCCTCTCATATAACCTTTACTCTTCTTCATCTAAATCCTCTGCGTATAAGTTATCAAAAACCTTGTTTACATCCAGCGTGTAGTCTAGGTCTGACTTGCTGTAATGAATGTGTTGTGATGGCCTGAAATCCGGTGCGCCTTCACCTGTCTCAAACCATGCGGGATGTGTCACCCTCACCCGATTGTTGGGTAATGCCACAATATTCCCCGTCCATTTGCCAGCATCCAACAGCTCCATGACATGAGACTGCTTGTGCTGCGCTGGGTCATCCGCTATCTCAGAGTCTGTGTAGTCCACTGTAAAATAGTATTTTGCCGGATATAAATTATTATCAATCTTTGCAAGCCAAGGACACGGGGTTGCCCTGTCCAAGACATAGACACTGTGTGTCCTCGACGAGCAATCCCAAGGCTGTGCGGCCCATACAGGCATTGGCTCAGGCCATTCTTCAAATGGGGTATCTGCCACTAAAGCTGTAATTGGCATCCTGGCCCACATCGCACCACCATGAATATTCGGTTCATCGGTGTCGTAGGTCTCCGCTCCAGTAAATATCAACTGGAAACTCAGGCACCTAGTCGGCATCGAGGTAACCGCAATCGCCATCGCATGAATAAACTCACCATGATACTTCTGGTGGTTGTGGGTGTATTCTTTCCTAACCCAGCATTTAAAATGCGGGATATTGCTTTGTAAGAAAGCCATTAGTAATAATTGGCCTTTCTGTTGTAAAACGGCTCTTCATCCTCATCGGATGTTAATCTTAAAAAACCGCCCTGACGGAACCTAAGCAAAGCTTGAGTAGAGGAGTCAACCAAGTCGTCATGCTCTCCTGCCGGAAAAGCAGCAAACTCTTCGATAACCTCTTCGGCAAATCTGGTTTGGGGTGCCCAAACAATGCCACTTGCAAAGAGATCCGCCACGGCGTTAACACGAGCTATTTTGTCGTTTCCACGAGAAGGGGTATACTCGGAAACTGGTATTCCCATAGCTCGTAACTCGAATATCAATGGTGTTCCAGCCGCCTTAGCTTCCACTACAAACGCATCAGGCTCCCAATGCTTATAGAAGTCAAACGCTGTTTTCTTCAGTTCAGGGAACTCAAGGCGTTCCTTATAAGCATCCATTAATATTATATTCGGTTGATCTAGCCCTTCATCGTCTGGCCTGTAAAATACACCCCATGTGGTGCAGGCCGAGAAGTCAGAACGCTGAGTCTTGAGAAAGGCTGTATCCCAAGACTGTATAATAAATTCACAAGGAGGGGGTGAGTCTTCTTCCCATTCCTTCCACCACTCCCTTTTGACCAGCGCACCCTCTTCGGATGTTGGATTCTGCTGATACTGTGCATTCCATTTAGGAGAGGGTAATTCGTTTCTTAACGAGGTTAATTCCTCTATCGACCAGAACTCAGGCCATAACGCCTTTCCTGAAGGCATAATTGCCGGAAACTCGATGACTTCCCATTCATCGGTGCCAGCGCGTTGTACGGATGATTTGATTATCTGCCCAGTCAAATCCCTTTTGTGCCAGCGAGTCATCACCATAACGATGG